TTGTAAAATTTACTTCATAAGCCCTGCTTAATGAACTTGGAGAGGAAGAAACCGTCCATGTTTTTTCGAAGTATTGCCAATCTCCGTCCCCTGTCGTAACAACCGTTTGCGGGAAATCTTCAACTACATCGCCACCGTTCGCCTGTTCTCTAAACCGCGTAATTAATGCAATTTCACTACCTACTGAACATTTTAGGTAGCCTGAGCAAGTAACTACCTGACCGACATAGAACTCTCCCGCAGTGCCTTGTCCGGCAAGTTCAACCAACTGTTTACAAAACATACTTGCCGCTGTATTCTTTTGAACATACACGGAATGTTTGAATATGCTACTTGCTGGCACATCATTAACTCGCGTGTAGGATCTTTCTGCACCACCCACCCATCTATCAGCCGTGTATCCAGTCGTAGTGGGTGTAAAGTTATTATTTCTTTGCCAGATACGGAAGTTGCCGTTTATCAATAAGTTACGGCCAACTCTAAATTTCTTTTCTATAGTTACAGTTGCATCACCTTCCAATACATTCTGTATATATAGCTCGGTTCCAGCAGGTCGAGAATCCGCTAGTGTTATCGTTTTGGTGCCCGAGTCGTAAGTATAATCAACATCTATTAGCAGTCGACCGTTATCTGCATCTACACCTGAGATAAACACTGCACTTCCAGATATATCTTCCGAAGTAACTATTTCAGTCTGTCCGTTAGCTAAAGTAAAAGACTCAGTATAGCCAGAGAAGTCATCACCTAAGACTCCAACCCATTTGCTATTAGTGTTATCCCAAAGCTCTACTTTATTATCTATCCAGCGCATCTGATCAATGCCCTGAGCAGCCATTCTCACTTCACCTTGAGCAGCAAGATACAAACCAGATATTGGATCATCTGAAAACGAATAAGCAGGCTCTCCAGCAGTACCAGCTTGATTCTGCTGTTGAACTAAAAACTGAACAGTATTTTGAAGATACTTAGCAACGTCAGTTCCAGCTACAGTATCTCTCATATCACCAATAGCATTTAGATAACGACCAGTATTAGGATCATCATCAAAAGATATTCCAGGAGCGGAAGAATCGCCATTAGATGCTTGAATCTGCTGCAATACTCTTAAAGCATCTGATAGATAAACTACAACATCTTGTCCATCTACTGCATCTACCATCTGACCTATTGAGTTTAAGTATCGGCCAATTCCTGGCGCGTTTTCAAAAGTAATCGAAGGATTGTTTACATCACCGTCAGCAAACTTAGCAGGGCCAGTAAAGATAGCATTTTCTGGATCAACCTTATTAGCAAATTCTTCAAAAGCAGTCTTGTTAAAAGTACAGTATATTTCAGCGTCGCCCTGTACGTTTATAGGGTCAGGATCATTGTCTGAATACACTCCGCTTACGAGCGTTGCGTATACGCTAGTCCTTTGAAGCAAGCCGCCTAGCAGTGTGCCAACGCCAGCCTCTTTATCTTCACCGTTTATAATAGCGTACCAGACTTCAGTAGAGTCCCCACCTAGCACTGAGAAAGAAGCATAGCCAGGCAAAGCACCATCTAATGAAAGATTGCCTATGCCTTGTGCTACAGTTACTTCACCTATCCAATTTCCTACCTCTGGCATTATCCTATCCTCATGAGAAGTTGAGAACCACCCCAGCGCTCTTTGTTATCAGAAGAATCGAGTTCTTCTATTGCTCGATTCATACGAGCATCCCAATTACCTGCGGCTTCATAATTCATTACAAAAAGTTCTATCTCAGCTATAATACCAGCTAGATAAATATCTGGATGATCTAATGACATCCAGTTAAATTTGTTTATTCTAGTGAGAGGTGGAACTTTTTGATAGTACACAATCTCAATAGTTTTACCTGCTGACGGAGTTGGAAATATTTGAAATTGGTCAGCAATAATAGTATAATAAGTCAAACCGTCTGATGGTCTCATAGACTTAATATTAAATAATTCTGGGTTCAGGTAAGTACATGACGATACCTTACTTTTGTCTGGCTCTCCGCTATTTATCTGAATATCGCGTATACCAGCGTAATCAGGCGGTAAAGCATAAAATGCTCGATCTTCTACAGTAGGTGTAAAAGCTCTGTTAGACTGTTGGCGTGTTTTAAGAACTCGATTCATTCGAGCTTCAGCCATTGTTATAAAGACATCTACGTTATCACGCACTTCTATATCATTACGATCTGCATATGCTTTAGATGCTGCAACAAGCTCTTCATAGTTCATAGTCTTCCAGGCCTCACAAGCAATTTGCTATTGTCTCTTTCATTAAGCTTGGCTTTGCGCTCTTTATCGGTAGATTCATACCAATTGAATCCTTCGCGCATCCATTGCTCAATCTTAATAAGCGGAATAGTTGCAACCTTGTGCATTCCTTGGCTATCAGAATAATCCGCTCTACTGTGCATATTATGCTGAATCTTGTTCATAGCCAAGGTATGCTCAACGTCTTGTAAGCGTCTTATGGTAACTCGATTAGGCTTGTCACCTTCAGTTTCTTCATACCAAAACTCTTCAGTGATACCTGTAAATTTATCATAATCACGCTTAATAAGTTTCATTTTGCACCTTTACCAATATTGCCTTCCGAAGTATTGCCTTTACGGTTAGCAGGCTTCTTGACACGTCGATCAAGATTATTAGTACCAGTTGTAGAACGATTAACTTTTTTCATGATATTCTCCAAAAATGGGAGAGGCTGGCCTCTCCCGTTTTCTTTAGCTTGTAGCCAGATCACCTAACACAAAGTGAGCTTCTGGGTTACATACTTCCAAAGTACATTCCCAAACAATCTCTTTGCGAGTTGAGTCACCTAGAGTTGCTAAGTCTTTAGCAGAAGCAGCACGTAAATCAGATACTGCTGCATACTCAGGATCAATGATGAACAAAGCACTTGGATCACTGAAGCGATCAGGAGTAATTGTTACAGTATGATAGTCGCCATCATACACATCAATTGAAGCTACCAACTTCTTATCGTCAGTCGTAACATAACGAGTAGAAGAAGCAGTGAACTCAGAGATAAGACCACGTACATGGCTACCACAAATAGCCATAACATTTTCGTTAGCGCCTGAGTTATTCCAAAGAGATTCCAAAGCACCTTTCATAAGCTCTTCAGTGATCGGACGTGCATCACCAGCTGTAGGAGCATCAGCGCCGTTACCAGTAGGGGGAGCACCAGCGCCTGCACCGGCAGCGTATGAATCTGCATTCATGTAAGTAACAAAGCTACCTAGCATACGAGCAGTTGAATCATCACCGGCTTCTTTAGGAGTAGCGGAGCCTAACATAGCAAATTCAGCATCACGCTTCATCGCTTTCATTCGGCGTGCTACCTGGTAAGCCATTTCAGACTTAATACCACCACCTTTAAGAACTTTCTCTTGGGTGCCAGTAACAACAGCGTGCTTCTTAAAGATCTGAGTATAGTTGCTCAAGCGAGAACGCGGAGCAGCGTCAACTGGAGCAGCATCATCACCTTCAACGTGAGCGTTCTCAGCTGGATCTTCAAGTTCGTCAGTTAACCAATCGTGAGAAGTAGCCGTAGCAGTATTCTTTTTGATTGCTGTAATAAATGGAGTCTCGGTTGGAGACACGTCAAATAGCACGTCTGATAAATCCTCACGGTTACCGCCAGTTGCTATTGGTTCGTCGTATGAGCTATGAGCTCCTTGTGCTTGTGACATGATAATTACCTTTACATTCTATCTACGAGTAAATTAGCTACATCACCAATTTTTCCGCTCTTCTTGGCCGCTGCCTTCTTCGCTTTCACGTCTCTGGCTTTAGCTAGACTAGCTGAATTGGCGCGTGTAACACCAGGTTTTTTGAATTTAGGAACAACTTTGGCTTTCTTTTCCTGCAAGCCACTTTGCCCTGACCGGAATTTCATTGCATCTTGAACAATAGATAACATTCGAGAGTCGCTTATTGTGTTAACACTGTTGTCGTCAAACCCATAAGTTGTTTTCATAAAGCTAATTATTTCACGAACTTCTTTTACTCGTACTGTATCATCAGCCCAAGTAGGGTTATTAGCAACAGCTTTTTTAGACTCCTCAGCAATAAAGGCTTGAACATTTTCTTGCTGTTTTTCTAATGTATCTTTATTAACACGCTCGGCTTCCTCAGTTACGAGTGCCTTAGCTCTGGTTAATTGTTGTGCTCTTTCAGCAAACTCCTGACGCAAAGCACTCCACTCAGACGGGTTTTGAACACGAAGTTCTTCCCAATTTACTGATTGAAATTCTTTAGTCAAACTATCCTCACTGATTTTCATCAATGAATCTAATCCAGTCAGTCTTTCAGTTAGCTCTTTATAAGCAGTTTCGGTTATCTGCCTAAATTCTTTTCTCTCATTTTCGAGAGCCATAGACTTGTTGTTTACGTGACTTTGAAGCTGGTATGAAGAAACCAGCTCAGACAGTGGTACGTTTTTCCGCTCGCCATCAACGATGGCTTCGAGTGTAACATCGCCTTCATCATTAACCTTGATCCGATCTTCATCAACTCCTAAGTACTGAGCTAATGTAGCATCTTCATCCTGGTCTTCAACATCTAAGTCTTCAGAACCTTCTTCATTCTCGTCAGATTCAGAGTCGTCATCTTCTGGTAGAATCTCCTCAGATTCGCCTTCAATAACTTCTTCATCTTCAGCAGTATCAACTTCAGGTTCACTAACACCATAAAGGCGCTCTTCAATTGCACTAGTGACGTCTTGCATCGATGACTCGGTAGCAGTTTCAATCTCTGGTGGCATTTTCTTTCTCCATTTCTTTTAAACCAACACTGGCTAAATCACCAGTTCTAACATAATGCTGGAATTCATCTTTTAATGACTCCAACGCATTTACTTGAAGCCTTATAAGTAACAGCTTATCTTGATCAGCCGCTGATACTTCTTTAAACGCTCCAAACAATTGTTCTTCTTTTTGTTGTACAAAGGGTTCAATGTATGTTTTATAAATTCGTCCATACTCCTCCCCTCTTGCTTTTTCTACTTCAAGTGCTGCTTTCTTGCTTTCTTCCATTAGCATTCGCCTTTGCTGTTTGTGACTCTATTCGTTTATGCTCAATCTTGTGACGCTCCTCAGCATCCCAATATTTGAACTGTAAGTCATCAGATTTCTGATCATTCTGAAGCAATACGTTTGCCTCATCTAGATTCTGTTTAAGCATCTTAATATCAGTGTCAGCGGCTTGCTTAACAGCATTTAGCTGAGCTTCAAGCTGATTATTTTCTTGCTGTACTTTAACTTTAGCCTGCTCAGCTTCTGCAATCTTAACCTGAGCTTGAGCAACAGCCGCTTCCATTTGTTGCTGTTGTTGCATTTGCTTCTGATTTTGCTGCATCTGTCCAGCAACTTTCTTCTGGTTTTGCTTGCCTTCCGGAGACATAGGATCAAAGAAATATTGCCCGGCACCAGCATAACCAGAGAACTTAGCAAAGTCATTTATAGCGTTAAACATTCTACTTTCATCAACTAATGACTGGCCTGGCATAGCTTTAATTTTCTCTTGAAGCATAAACATAGTATTCAAAGCAGCTAGCTGCTCTTTTCTATTTCCGCTTCCTGTGCCGACTCTTATAGTAGTGCGTTGGCGATCACGCCAAGTGCTAGGATCAACCTTTATCCAGTTGCCTCTATGCACGTAATCAGCCACTACGTCTTGGTGCTTAATTACGTTGCGACGAATCATATGACAGATAGGCTTAACGCCAGTCTCAGCAATAACTCGTACCATCAACCCAACGAGTTCTTCTTTCTGGCTCATCATACGTTCAACGCCCTGAGAGCCTACTCTGTCACCAATCATGGTATCAGTAACTGGCCCTTCAGGACTTACGCCAACTCGCCCACTGCGAACCTGGTCTAAATAATCCATCATCTTATATGAATCATTAGGCAGTTGCGGAGTAGGAAACGGCATAACAGCATCTGAACGCTTAGCACGAACAATACCACCTGGTCGCGATATCATAAGATCATCTAGATTAACTTGATTCTCAAGAACAATCGTTCGCTGATTGTTTTGGAAATACATATTGTCGAGAATATTACGCCACAAAGTAGTCTTTTGTTCTTGTATCTGCTTCAACCTATCGTAAATAGACAAGCCATATAGCTTGTGGGACATAAGAATAGCAGTAGCACTTATAAATGGATTCTCTTCAATCTCTTCAATCTCAAGTATATGGGTAGGATTTTCTCCGCCAACTACATCGACTTTAACCAATTCCGCTATGCCGTCCTCGTCAATGTCCATATACATGTAACATTCAGCTATTTCTATAAGCTGTTGAGAATCGTCCAAGCTGGCGTCATAAGAAGCATTAGCAGTTTCTTCTTGCATGCTAAAGCGGTAATCACGCATCTGGTTGTAATCTTCATTAGTGGGGAAGGAATCCACCAACTCTTTATCATAACCATCAGCCACCAGCTCGGACTTAGTTTTAAGGTAAACATGAGCAGTAAATCTAGCAGTAGATAAATCCACAGAGTTATGCATACTAGAGCAGCGGAACTCTTCTGGAGGCACACTAATTACATTCACTTTACCTTTTGTTCTTGAGATTCTTACTTTACAATCGTAAAACGGAATTTCCATTTCACCTTCTTGGTGGATAGTAGTAGTTGTTTCTACAAGCTCTACATCTTTGTGACCAAGAAGAACGTCATACTCAATAGGAGTAAGACCAGTGTAAGATTCTTTTGTTACAGTAGTTTCATTCTCATAAAAGACTTTTACAAAGCCATTCTTTTGCATCAAAGCATCTTTTATAAACTGATGCAAAACAAGAAAACCATTGTTGTCTTTCATAAATATGTCATAGACATACTGCGACTCTAGCTCCGCTTGCTGCTCATCACCTTCGTGCGTGGCATCAAACTTAACTACATCATTGTTCTGAGTAAATGCTTTGACGATCTCAGGTAATATCCACTCGATAGCATCTGCTACATCTGTGGAGACTACAGAAGAACGACCTGCTTGTTCTTTACCGTCAGCCTGTCCCAAGTATGAAGCTAAGGCTGCCTGCCGGTTGCTATCAATAGCGTCTCCACCAGTCTCCCCACCACTAGCGGATGTGAGTTCCTGGGAAACTATATCGAGTATTTGAGAATCGTCAAGAGACATTTATTTAGTCCTCAGATTTCTTAACAGTAGTTTTCTTTACCGTTTTAGCTGCTGGTTTTTGTTCTGGTTTCGCTTTAATTGGCGTTTCTTTCTTTTCCTCAACTTTCGGCTTGCCACAGATCGCATCCTCCAAAGTTTTATGAGCAGTTGCGCCAATGTGGTGCTTAATGTTTACAGCACGATTTAGGCGGTTCCATTGCTCAATTGGGTCTTTAGTGTTCATAATACCATCCTATCAGTTTGTGAATAATCAAGTTCTTTGCCCCAGTTGCCGTTAGAAACTACGCTATTGCCTTCTCCAGCACCTACCATAAGGTATTGCAAAGCATCTGATACATGAGAATATCGCCCTTTATCCGGCTTGTCCTGGTATCTTTCCGCTCCTGTGACTGCTACGCGCTTGTATTTATAACCGCCAGCTAATGCTTTGCGTACCATAGGAGCGCCAGGAGTAATAACAAAGCCTGTATTACCAGAAAAATCAAGCCTCTGAAGCGGAGCAGCTACAGCTTCTCTGCGAATAATGAAGTCATTAGTGTAAGTAGGCCAAGCAGTTATACCGTTAGCATCAAGAATCTGGAAAGGAGTGATCTCATCAGTCTGAGCTCGTTGGTCTCCTGCTGGGTCTCCATATATCTCGAAAGTATATGCGCTATACTTACTGTTTATCATCTGATTTAGCAGTTTTGAGAAGTTGGCTGCGCCCATATCTTCCGTAACAAGCTCATCAAAGATAATCCAGCGGCCTGAAGCAGTTTTAGCGCCGAAGACCGCAGCAGGAGTAAGACCAAAATCAATCCCGACATATACAGTAAGTCTAGGATCGACCTGTACTTCTTCATCTGTGTGGTGAATATCATCTTTATATTCTGGAAATACCGGTTTGCCATCAGTTACAAATCCATAATTACCGTGTACATATACGTTGATCCACTCCTGGTCTTTACCATCTTGCATCTTTTGGTAATATCCACTAGGCAAATTATCTATGTTTTCCGCTTCTTCTGACACACCAGAAGGCTGTTTGAACAAAGCATAGGAGTCTGGATCGTCAACTTCGAATAACTTATACCACCAATGGTCAGAATCAGGCGGGTTAGTGTCCATTATAAGGCCAAACCAGGTAGCTCCACCGTCTCTCATATTAGGATAACGGCCTAAACGACCTATTAACATATCCA